TTATTCACAAAAATTTATACCTATGGCTACCACTACTGACACCGATACCGAACTATCCGCCGTGAATTCAATACTGGGAGCTATCGGTCAGTCACCAATCACAACTCTCAATTATGAAAACCCAGAAGTATCCTACATTTATAACATATTAACCGAAGTTAATAAAGATGTACAAAATGAAGGATGGCACTTCAACACTGAATACCATATAGCAACAGATCCTGATGCTGATGGTTATATAACTATACCTAATAACGCATTAAGATATGATATACACGATGGATTAAAAGATAGATCTAAGGATGTAGTACAACGTAACGGTAGATTATATGATTTAGTTAACCATACTGATGTATTTACAGCCACGCTGTACCTTGACCTAGTGACGCTGTACGCCTTCGAAGATCTTCCCAACCCATTCCAACGTTACATAACCTATAGGGCTGCTGTAAGGGCTGCTACCCAGCTCGTATCAAACGGACAGCTTGCTCAACTATTGAAGGAAGATGAATTCAAATCTAGAGCAGCTTGTCTTGAGTACGAATGTGATAAAGCTGATCCTTCTTTCTTTGGTAATCCACATGACAGTAACTACACAGCTTATCAACCATACAATGCACTGAGACGCTAATGGCAAGTATTACACAAACAATCCCTAATTATAATGCTGGGATATCACAACAGCCAGATCAATCAAAACGTCCTGGACAATTAGTTACTGCTAAGAATGTAACGCCTGACCTAGTTCAAGGTCTTATGAAACGTCCAGGTGGTAAATTAATTGGATCCTTAAGTGATGGATCTAATAATTCTGTAACTAATGGAAGATGGTTTCATTACTATAGAGACGAAGATGAACAATATATAGGACAGGTTGCAAGAAATGGTGTAGTTAAAATGTGGAGTTGTATTGACGGCTCTGAGAAGACTGTTAATTATGACTCAGGTACTGCTTCAGCTACAGCTGCCTATCTAACTCATACTAACGATGAGGATATACAAACACTAACCCTTAATGATTATACATATGTAGTTAATCGTACTAAGACAGTTGCAATGGATAGTACCACTGCTCCTACTAGACCTTTTGAAGCTTATGTTGAATTAAAAAAAGTAGCTTATGCTAATCAATATGCACTGAATTTATTTAATAATACTAATACTGTTACTTCAAAGACTGCCACTAGGATTAAAGTTGACTTAATTAAATCTAGTAATAATATGTGTAATGGTAGTGGAGGAATGGTTGCTCAAAGTTCAAGACCTAGTCAATCAAGTAGATGTACCAGTGGGGACACTAGAGACGCCTGGTGCCCTAACATTGCAACACGTATATTTGCAGTAAGTAGTGCTGGCTCCTTAACTGATGATGGTATATCAGGTGCATACACTTATAATGTAGATATTAATGGCTCAAACGCTACAGGTAGAGCAAATTTATATTTTAGAATAAGTACTATAGGTCAGTCTGTACCATTTGGTGATGGCTCAGATGTTACTTATCAGTGTAGATATACCACAACTCACGACCTGTTATACGGTGGTGAAGGTTGGGATCAAGGTGACACTTTTCATGTCTGGATGAAGGATGGTTATTATAAAATAACTATCGAAGAGAATAGTGTATCTGAAGTACAAGCAAACCTTGGTCTTATACGTCCTACACCTACATCATTTGATACTAAGACAACTGTTACAGCTGAAAGTATATTAGGTGATTTGCAAGAAGACATTATAGCAACTAGTGAATTCAGTAGTTCAGAAGTACAGATCGTAGGTAGTGGTATTTATTTAACAAATGGTACTGCATTTAACGTAAGTTCTCCAACAGGTGAGTTACTTAATGTAGTTACTAATGAAGTAAATGATATAACTGACCTACCTACTCAATGTAAAAATGGTTATGTAGTTAAAATTAAAAACAGTGTAGCTCATGAAGATGATTACTTCGTTAGATTTGATGGAGAACATGGTCGTGATGGACCTGGAACATGGACAGAATGTCCTGAACCTGGACGTAAGAATACTATAGACCAAGGCACTATGCCTATCTCTATTGTTAGGGAAGCTAACGGTACCTTTACTGTAGATCAAATCTTATGGGATTCAAATACTTGTGGTAATACTACAACAGTACCTGAACCTTCTTTTGTAGGTAAGACAATTAATAAGATGATCTTCTTTAGGAATAGAATGGTAATGCTCAGTGATGAGAATGTTATCATGTCTAGACCTGGGGACTTCTATAATTTCTGGCCTCGATCTGCTATCACATATACTGCAACAGATAATATTGATTTATCATGTAGTTCTGAAAAACCAGCAATAGTATGGGATGGTATACAAGTTAATGCTGGTTTAGTACTATTTACTAAGACTCAACAGTTCATGTTGACTACAGATAGTGATGTACTGAGCCCTCAAACTGCTAAGATCAACGCTCTAGCTGCTTATAATTTTAATTATAAAACTAACCCTATCTCATTAGGTACTACTATAGGATTCTTAGATAATGCTGGTAAGTATTCTAGGTTCTGGGAGGTAGCTAAAATACTAAGAGAAGGTGAACCTATTGTTGTAGACCAGACTAAGATTGTAAGTAAATTATTTGATAAAGACTTAGAAATCATATCTAATTCTAGAGAAAATGGTTTTATATTCTTTAGTAAAAAAGGTGATACGACTTTATATGCGTATAAATACTTCAATAGTAGCGAGGAACGTTTACAGCAAGCTTGGTTTACATGGGAAGTGATGGGTACAATTGAACATCATGCTGTATTAGATGATGCTTTATTTGTTGTTGTACGCAACGGTGGTAAAGATGTTCTTCAAAAATTCTCACTAAAAATTGATGATGGTGAACGTGAAATAAATGATAACCAAGGTACAACTAGTGATACTACTGATGATATTACATACAGAATTCACTTAGATAATAGTACTTTAATTGCTTCTAGCTCCTTATCTGCATACGATGCTGTTAACAATAGAACTACTTTTAATTTACCTACGGGTTTTAATAATAGTTCCGGTCAGTTAGCAGTCTATGTAGTACCTAGTTCTACGGATCTAACCTTTCAAGGACGCTCAGAGAATGTATCTACTTATGTAGAGAGTGGTGTTACTAAAGTAAGTCTACCTGGAAACTGGAAAACATATGATCCACAATATGTAGAAGATGGTAGTACTGGTGATGAAGTAACACCTGCTAATAACATAGTCTTAGGATATCAGTTTGATATGGAAGTAGAATTTCCTACTATCTATTATCAACAACCTGTGGGAAATCAATGGAGAGCTTTAATTAATGGGTCTTTGGTTGTTCATAGAGTTAAACTTAATTTTGGAGCTAATGGTTTATATACTACAACTATTGATAGAAGAGGTAAACCATCTTATACAGAAACGTGGGAACCTATTATTTCTGATGACTATTCTGCAAACAGAGTACAAATTAATGAACAAACAGAAAGAGTTATTCCTACCTATGAACGGAATAAGAACTTAACTTTAACTTTTAAATCAACACATCCAACTCCTGCTACGTTATATTCAATGACATGGGAAGGAGATTACACCACTCAGAATTACAAACTTGTCTAAATATATTCACCCAATTACAATGGAGGCTGCTCTTGAAGTGGCCTCTAATCTACTACCTGCTGACCGTCGTGAGGTCGAAGAGGGTCATGGTGTAGATGCAAAAGAAGCTCTTATTGATGCTGTTCAGAAACCCTCCTGTGTATACTTCGTAGTGCCTAACGGCAAGACTGCAGGTATGGCTGGAGTAGATGAAGGAGGACAGATCTGGATGTTATGTACAACCGCTATTCATGACTATCCCATGACCTTTGTTCGAGAGGCAAAGCGTTATGTTGAACGTCAAGAAGACAAGTTACTTTGGAATATCGTAGATAAACGTAACAAAGTACATTTAAAGTTGCTTCAATTCCTAGGGTTCAAATTTCTAAAGGAATTTAAACATGGACCCAACCAAATAACCTTTATAGAGTTTTGCCGTGTGCTTAGGTGCTAAAGAGAAGGCTGCAAATGAGCAGCTAAAACGAGATTATCAGCATAAGCTCGATTTAAGAGAGCGTAAATGGATGCAAGACATTAGTTTAACTAGGGTCCAGCATTTACAACATGAACAAGGTATAGATGCTAGCAATCTTGGATTAGCTAACTTCTTTACAGATATACAAGGGAAACATGGAGAAGCAGTTGATGCAATGTTTACTCAAAGTCAAGAAGATTGGAAAGAATATTTAGCTAAGAATGCAGGTGACCAACGTAAAGCAGCAGGACAACTAGGTAGATCTACAGATCGTATCAGTGCTGTTGACCTTGGGGCATATCTTAAGAAAGGTCATGATCAAGTAGAAGCATTAACTAAAGCTTCAGTAGCAGCTAATAAAGCTGCAGGTCAAATGACTGCTAAAGTTAGAGCACAGCAGATGCAATCATTTGCTAATAATATGTTTATTAAACATCCTGATATTGCACCTCCTAAACCTGTTGGTCATGATGTGGGAGCTGCAGCATTCAGAGATGCATTACAAATTGCTAGTACAGTTGTTCAAACTGGTATGGCAGTTGCTTCTCCATTTATTATTAAAAGTGATAGAAGTTTGAAAGAGAATATTAAGAAATTAGGTGAATCACCATCTGGTATAGGTATTTATAAATTTAATTACATTGGTAATGCTAAGAAATATATAGGTGCTATGGCTGATGATGTTATGAAAGTTGTACCAGAAGCTGTATCTACTATGGCTAA